GACTCGAAGAGCCCCGGACATCCCTATCAGTCGTCTGGCTTATCTACCATCGAACAGGTGCTCAAAAGGTACACGAAGGAAGGATTTGCTGAATTGACGCTACGAGAATGGGACAGTAAGGAGATCGAGTTGAAAGCCTTTCTGAAAGCGGAACCAACTAAAGGCGAGAAGTTGGCCCGCGGTATGCCACGTTGTGTAACTGGCATGCCTCTGCATAAGACGCTTAAGAACAACTGTGTGTTTGCGCCTTTTGCGGATTCTCTCGTGAAACAATGGAAGAAGTCTCCAGTGAAGTATGCGTTCAACCCGCATCGTCCTGGGGACATATCCCACCTAGCATGCCTTTGAAGGGCGCCAGGTGGTGGAGAGCGACAAGTCGAATTGGGATTATAACTTTTTTGATTATTTGTTCGAAATCTCCAAACAGGTCACACAGAACCTTGCTGTGTGTCCGGCAGGAATGTCGGAGAGTGATTTTGCAGCGTACTTGGAGGACATAGCATCTTGTTACGATGAGGTGGTCCACCATGCCAAGTATCGCTGCTCAAATGGGGAAGTGTTTTCTTCGGTACATCCGGGGGCTATGAAGAGTGGGTGGTATATGACAATTGCCGCTAACTCCATTGGTCAACTGGCTTTGCATGTCCTAACGATGGTTCGTATGGGCTTCACTGATGCTGAGATTTATGCTCCTGAATATGCTATTGTGGTAGGCGGAGACGATGTTTTGCAGACGTTTCCGCAGAAGTTTGATGTAGTTCGTTACCGAGCGACTATGACTGAATTGGGTTTTGATGTCTCTGATTTCAAGATCCATAAGCAGTTTGATGGTTGCGAGTTCTTTTCGAATGAATTCAAAGTGGAGAATGGAGCTTGGACTTTTCATCCCACACGATTCACAAAGCATGTCGCTCACTTGCGAGCAACAAAGTATGAGGACTTAGCGGCTGCGCTGAGTTGCCATATGCTCAACCATGTCTGGAATAATAGGCGGTTTAACTTCTTCCAAAAGATGTATTCCGCATTCCGTAAGGAAGATCCAGACAATTTTCCGTTGATTTTCAACAAGAGCCAGCGTGCGTTGCAGTACAAGGTTCTTGGGGTAGAGGCGATAGCCTAGGTTGACTGTGGTGGTAAGACACCCTGATAAAATCTATGCATATTGTATAATTTATTGTGCATGTTCGTGGAGGAGGAGGAGTAAATGGAACCAGAGTGGACTTTACCGTATTGGAGCGAGAACTATACAGGACCTTTCCTATCAGATGGGAAGTTCCAAAAGTCGGTCGCTAACGGCAAAGCTTCGCCCAAGAGTAAGCTGGACAGACTTTCGCGGATTCATGACACTGCGTACGCCCTTTGTAAAGATGCGAGCTGCCTTCGAAAAGCAGACCGTGCCTATCATCAGGCGACACGCAGCATGTCATGGTTTCCGCGTTTGGCTGGGGACCTCGTTCTTTATTGGAATGACCCTAGCAATTTGTTTAGTGTTACTGGCGAGATGGACCAAACCGTTGGAGAAAATATGAGCTGGATGGGAGAAACTGAAGGGCAGAAGTATCTGCGTCGCGATAACGCGGCGCGGAATAGAAACTTCTACCCAACAGGTAACATCCGTCCGGATCTTAATAATCTAACACACCAACCACAAGTAGTGTACGACCCAGTTATTGGTGCTGAGGCCGAGAC